GTAATACACGCAGCTAAGAATATATTAGGTATGAACGAAACCAATAGAGTAGATTTAACTTCAGGAGATAAAGCTCTTAACCTTCCTTTAATTACATTCATTGACACTGATACTGAGTAAGAAATACAACCCACTCTTTGAGTCTGATGCTAGATACTTTATTATAACAGGAGGTAGGGGTTCTGGAAAGTCTTTTGCTGTTACAGTCTTTCTTACGCTCTTAACTATGTCAAGAGGTATAAGAGTTTTGTTTACAAGGTTTACAATGACATCAGCTCACCTCTCAATCATTCCTGAATTCTTAGAAAAGATAGGATTACTTGGATTTGAAGAAACCTTTAATATCAATAAGTCAGAAGTAGTTAATGCAAAAAATAAATCAGATATTTTATTTAGAGGGATAAAGACTTCAGCAGGAAACCAGACAGCAAGCCTAAAGTCATTACAAGGAATAAGCACTTGGGTATTAGACGAGGCAGAAGAGTTAGTAGATGAGAATATCTTTGATACTATTGATTTAAGTATAAGGGAAAAAGATATACAGAATAGAGTTATCTTAATATTGAATCCTGTAACTAAAGAGCATTGGATATACAAAAGGTTCTTTGAAGACAAAGGAGTTGAAGGTGGTTTTAATGGCGTTAAAGACAATGTATGCTATATACATAGTACATACCTAGACAATGAAACAAACCTCTCACAGAGCTTCCTAGAGCGTATTAAGAGCATAAAGCATAACAACTTTAAAAAGTATCAACATAAGATTTTAGGAGGTTGGTTAGCAAAAGCTGAAGGAGTAGTATTTGAAAACTGGAGCATAGGAGAATTTAATCCTGATAACTTACAGACTTCTTGTGGAATGGACTTTGGGTTCTCAATAGACCCTGACTCACTTACTGAAGTGGCTATAGACAAAAAGCATAAAAAGATTTACTTAAAAGAACATTTGTATCGTAATGGATTAAAGAGTCAAGAGCTTGCTAAGATAATACTAGACAAAGTAGATAACAAACTAATCATTGCTGACTCAGCAGAACCAAGACTAATTGCTGACCTTAGACATTTAGGAGTAAACATTAAAGCAGTTAAGAAAGGAACTATTGAAAGTGGTATAACTAGAATGCAAGACTATCAACTTATAGTAAGTCCTGAAAGTACTAACATAGCTAAAGAACTTAATAACTATGTCTATGCTGACAAAGGCTCTAAGCTATACGTAGATAATTGGAATCACGCAATAGATGGTATTCGTTATAATGTAATTTATCACCTAGACAATCCAAATGCTGGCAAGTATTTCGTTCAGTAAACTAAAATCAACTTATTTCTATTATATAGTGTATGAAAGTCAAAATTAAAAAAGAAGGAAAAACAGAATCATTTAATCTTATTGATAGTTGGTCAGATGTGACTCTGGAAAAGTGGTTGCAACTTATTGATTTTGAAACAGGTACAAAGACTGAAGAAGCTACTGAAACAATAGCAGCGTTATCAGACGTTCCTAAGCAGTTAGTAAAGGAATTAGCCTTATCAGATGTTGCAGTTATAATGAGCAAGATAGCAGAACTTCAGTCTAAGCAAGATACAAAGCTAAAAAGGATAATTGAGATAAACGATATTGAGTACGGCTTTCATCCTGACTTGGATTCAATTACTCTGGGTGAGTATGCCGATATCGAGCAGTTTATTAAGAACGGAATAGAAACAAATCTTCCTGAACTAATGGCCGTTCTTTACAGGCCGATAAAAGAAAAGAAGAATGATATTTATATTATTGATGCTTATGATGGCGATATACGGCTCAGGACGGAAGAAATGAAACAGATGTCAGCTCAACAAGTGCAATCAGCATTGGTTTTTTTTTACACTTTAGGGAAAATATTGTCCGAGATTTTGCCATTGTATTTGATGGAGAAGCTGAAGGAAACGAAGACGCAATAGCAAGTGATGACTTTGCAAATAAATGGGGATGGTTTGGCGTAATGCACAGATTGTGCGGAGAAAATATTAGTAATTTAGAAACAATTACAAAGCTAAGTCTTTTAGAATGTTTGACTTGGTTAAGTTATGAAACAGATTTAAACTCACAAAATAAAGTTAAAAGAAATGGTTAATAACAAGACATACAATAATGTAGTTAATACTTTACTTAGATTAGGCCAATATCACGAACAAATTAGCACAACTTCAGTAGGTGATATTTATGACGTCAATCTTGAAAAGATGCAGAAGTTTCCATTACTTCACATAAACCCTACAAGCGTATCTACAGGAGATAGTCAATTAACGTACTCGTTCCAAATATTCATAATGGATATGGTAACAGAAAAAGCTAATTGGACAGAGAACAATGACCAAGCAGATTTTCCTAAATTAGTAAAGACTTTAAGTAATGAGCAAGATGTATTTAATGAAACACTTCAGATATGTACTGACTTTATCGGAATGCTTAGACACAGTTCAAGACAATCTTTAGAAGGAGTTAATGACATTAACCAACCTTTATACTTTACACAAGACCAATTTACAATAGAACCTTTTCAAGAGAGATTCGATAACTTATGCTGTGGTTGGGTATTCAATATTGGCGTCTTAGTTCAGAACGACTTTCAAACTTGTGAAATTCCTGTTCGCCCATTTGGAGCAGGTTACTAATGTTCAAGTTCAAGATATGGAAAATGATAATACAAATAGGATGGAAAAAATTTAAAATAACAATAAACTTATAAAATTATGGCAGACTTAGTAACAACAATTAGCGAAACAGTAACTTTAAATGGAAGTTTAAGGGGTTCGGTAAACTCAGTAACAACTACAGGAATCAATGACGTATTTGAAAGGATAGTAACTTGTGTTCATTCTCAGACTACTACAATAGCAACATTTGCTGCAGCACCTTATACTTCAGTAGGAGCTATTGATGTAGATGATGTTAGATATGTACGGGTTACAAATTTAGATACAGAAGGAACAATAGAGTTAGCAGTTGTAACGACAGCATCTAATTATCAAGTAAGACTAACAGCAGGTACTTCACATATTTTAGCTAGAGCAAATGAGTCAGCTTTAGGTGAAGAAGATACAAGTCCTTCTTTTGGAACTATGGAGAATCTAGCATCTTTACAAGTAAGACCTGACGGAACTACTTACAATCCAAGAGTAGAAATATTTGTAGGTGTAGCTGAGTAATGGACACAGCCAATATAGAAAGGTACTTGAATAGCTTTGGTAGGCAAGTAGTTGCTCAATCAAAAACTACTCTTAATTTTAAAAAAGGTGGGGATAGTAAGTTAGAAGAATCTATTAGCTTTAAAGTTATCAAAAAAGGTGAAAATTATACAGTACAATTCTATATGTCAAGCTATGGTCAGTTTGTAGATAAAGGGGTTTCAGGAACGCAAAAGAAAAGAACCTTTAAAGACTATAAAAGCAAAGTAATAAAAAGTCCTTATAGCTACAAGAATAGTAAAGGACATTCACAACCTCCTAGCAAGGCTTTGGATGGTTGGGCTGTAAAGAAAGGAATAGCACCAAGGGACGCAAAGGGAAGGTTTATGAAAAGAAAGACTTTGACATTCTTAATTGCTAGAAGTATAGGACGTAACGGAATACAAGGAATAAGCTTTTTTCAGAAACCTTTAGGATTAGGTTTAAAACAGTTCGGCAAAGAATTACTAGGAAGCGTAAAAGAAGACATAATTAACAGTTTAACAACAGTAAAATAAATGGCAACAATAATAGAACAACAACCGCTTTCAAATCCGGGAACTTTTGATAAAGTTTTACCTGTAGGTCAAGAAATAATTTATACAGTTTCGAATTCTTCAGTAGTTTCTTCTTTCACAAATGTGAAGTTTATTGCAGAGGTTCGTATCAGCTCAGGGCTACCTCCTAATCCAGCTACTTCAGATGACTTAGTAGGTACTTTTAAAACATCACCAAATAATGCAGGAGTTGGAATGTTTGACTTCAGACCTATTATTGAAAGCTTTGTAAATGCTGATAACTTAGCAAGGGAAGGTAGTGCTTATAAACAACCTGCAAATCCACCAGCAGTAGTTAATACTGTAGATACTAATGTACCCATTCACTTAATAGATAGGTACTCAGGAAACATAAATACAATGCGTTGGTTTAATGTTAAGTTTATGGTTCAATATATAGACGCTTCAGGAAACCTAGTAACAAATTCTGAAGTGATTGCAGGATTAAGTATTATTTTTAATGGATACTTAAAATATACGGATGAATTACTTTTAGCAGGAGTAAATTTTGGTTATGACTTGTATTCTCATTTTAAATTAGACGGTTCAACTAAGAAATTCTTAACTAATGCACCGACAACTCAATACGCTAACTTAGAAGATTACGGAACTGTAGGAATGTTACTACCTTATATTGCTGAAGGAATAGAAATTATTTATTTTGATTCATCAGGTGGTGTTTTAGGTCAAGAGCAAATTAACTTTACTGTAGCGAATGGCGGCTTTGTTTATCCACAAGCCAATATACAAGCCTTCTCATTATACTTTGGCTGTTTCCCTGCTAATTTACAAGGTTCTAGCACGTTGTTTAAGAGTTTAGTGACAGCTGGTACTATTCAGGGTGGTCATTATAATTTTGCTGTTTTAAATGACACAGGACAAGTTGCGTCATCAACCTATACAATAAACCTTAACTGTCCTACCCTTAAAGGATATGAACCTATTAGGCTAACTTGGTTAAATCAATGGGGTGCTTGGGATTATTATACTTTTACAATGAAGTCTACTAAAACAATATCAACTAAAGGAAGTACATATCAACAACTTCAGGGAACTTGGAATAAGTCTTCTTATAAAATAGACAGCTTTAAGGGAGGTAAAAAAGCCTTCAGAGTAAACGCTACAGAAAAGATTAAGATGAACACAGACTTTGTTAGCGAATCAGAATCAGAATGGTTTGAAGACCTTATAAACAGTCCTGAAGTATATATCTTAGAAGGCTTCCAAGAAGATGTTAATAATTCAGCTTTAAATAAATATGTAACACCTGTTAGGCTAACAACTTCAAGCTACACTAAAAAGACTGTAGCAAACGATAAACTTATGCAATACACTTTTGAAGTAGAAAAGAGTAAAACATTAAGAACACAATCAGTATAATGAGTATACAACTAATAGTATATCCACAGAACTATGACGGAGATTACAATGCAATTTCAAGTTCACCTACTGAATTTCTTGTTAATGGTATTAACTTTAATAATTTAAATAACACAGGAACTTATACAAGTAGTGTAAGTGTTCCTTATGTAGATACGCTTACAAATGCACCTCCTACTATTAGCAATACTTGGTATAGGTTCAGAAATAACACAGCAGGAACACCTGATTACCCTTCAGTAGTTGCAGGGGATTTAGTTTTAAAAACTACAGCAGGAGCAACAGGAAGTAGGTCAGGTATTTATCAAAAGCTTTCTAATTTAACAATAGGAGCACAATACACTATTACAATAAATCTTAGTGTAGGTACTACTGGACTTATTCTTACTAAAATAGCAAACGGAACGACACTCTATGCTCAAGTAAATTCTCCAGCAAATACTACACAAATAACATTGAATTTTATTGCTCAATCTACAGATAGTACTATAATTATTGCTTATTATAATACTATAATCGGTACAGCTACAATTACAGACATTTCAATACAACCTGTTATCGGTGCAATACCTTCAGGAGCTACTAATGTTTTAGATAATGGTCAAGTTCTTTGCGACCTCTATGAAGATGAAGATATTCCTTTAAGTCTTAGTGTTGATGACTTTAAAAATGTAGCAGAAAAAGTACAATCATATTCTAAGGCTTTTAACCTTCCTGCAACAAAAAGAAATAATAAAATCTTTGATAATATATTTGAGATTACAAGAAGTAATGACGGTGTAATATTTAATCCTTATAAGAAGACAAAATGCGTTTTAAAGCAAGACGGATTTATTCTATTTGAAGGATATTTAAGAATGTTAGATGTAACAGATAAGGAAGGAGAAACAAGTTACAATGTAAACCTTTATTCAGAAGTTGTAGCCTTAGCTGATGTTTTAGGTGATAGAGTTTTTATGGATTTAGGGTTTGAAGAACTAGAACACGATTATAATAGGACACAGATTCAGAATAGTTGGAATGCAGGAATAATTTATCCGAACCCAAGTACATCAGGATTCAGAGATGCTAATACAGTAAAATACCCTTTTGTAGATTGGACACATCAAATTGCAGTAGGAGGTTCAGCAGCAGCAGCAGCAGCCGCAGGTCGCCCAGAACTACTACTTTTAGAAACAGCTTTCAGACCTTTTATAAATATCAAGTATTTAATTGACAGAATATTTGCAAACATTCCTTTTACTTATGAAAGCGTGTTCTTTGATTCAGATGACTTCAAGAAACTTTTTATGGACTTCAATTGGGGTGCTGAAGAAAATGGTGCACAACCTTATGCTGATAATTATTTACTTCAAGGCGATAACATTTCAAGTGATTATTTTATAAATGAAAGCTCGTATACAGCAGCTTCAAAATTAAGATTCAACTTAACTGTTAGTGGAAATAACGACTATTGGAATAATACGAGCTATAAATATATATCTCCTGTAAATAATCTTGAAGTAGACTGTGAATATTACATTAAATTAGAAAGTGACGCAACTGTTTCTACTTATTCTAATAATTTAAGGATAGCAAAATTTGATGGTTCCAATAATCACTTAGAAACGCTTGCTGTTAATAATGATAGTATTGTAGCAAATGGTAATAAGTTTCTTCAGGGAACTTTCTCTACAGTATTACAGGCTAATGAATATATACAGGCACAAAGTTATTCATTAACAGCTGATAAAATTAGAATGAGTAACGACTCTATTGGGGGTTATGGTAGTTGGTTGGAATTTGATTCTACAAATGATGCAAGTCTAGTATCTAATTTACTAACTAGAACAAGAGGCGAACTAGGTCAATGGGATTTTATAAAAGGATTGGTGACTATGTTTAATTTAGTTACTTTACCTGATGAAGATAATCCTAACAATATAAAGTTTGAACCTTATTCAGATGTATTTGTAAATAGTACTGATAGTATTCAGTTAGATTGGACTGAAAAGATAGACGTATCAGAAATGAAACTTACTCCTTTAGCTGATTTGAATAAAAAAACTATTTTTAAGTTTGTTGAAGATGAGGATGATTTTTCATTTAATCAGTATAAAAATGATGTAGGCGGTCATTTATATGGAAGTCAAAAGTTTAACGCAGGAAATGAATTTAATATATTAGAAGGAACGGAAGAAATTGTAGCAGAACCTTTTGCAGCTACAATAGTCAAGCCTTTAATGTCACAATACTCTGAATTTATAACTCCTGCAGTTTATTCTATGAATGATGACGGAGTTTCTGAGGCTTTTGAAAACAGTCCTAGAATTATGTTTAATAATGGAGTAAAAGATACAGGAACTTCTTATTATATACCTGCTCAAAATGGTGTGTCTGATGACCAACAAACAGACTTCTTGCAGTTTAGTCATTTATCAGATGTACCTACTATACAAGCAACTTCTTCTGTAGCAGGTTCAAGAGATTTTCATTTTGGGATTTGCCAACTTATGTCAAATGTAGGTGCTCCTGTTCCTGCTAACTTGTTTAACTTATATTGGCTTCCGTACTATTCAGAACTTTACAATCCGAATACTAGAATTATGACTATCAAAGTAAACCTTAGTCCTGCCGATATCAATAGATTCAGGTTCAATGATACCGTATATCTAAAGAACAGAGTATTTAGAGTAAACAAAATAGACTACAAACCTAACGACTTAGCGAAAGTTGAATTTATACTTATACCATAATGTCTAAAATAACTACAATACCATACATAACAGGATTTGCTGTAAAACCTTTAACTACTTCAGGAATAGGGATTGTAACCTTTACTGACGGAACAAATGAAGTAACACCGAACCAATTACAATGTGAAGCGTATGGGTATACCTACAATAAAGCTTTAGGAACTTGTAAAGCGTTTACGTACAATACAAATCTTAATACAGCTATTGCAAATGAGAATAACAAGACTTACGGGGTAGGAAACTCAACAGAAACAGGTACAAACTTTACCTTAGTAATGGGAGAAAGTAATACTGTTAGAGGTTTGTCAAGAAATAACATTATAGTAGGAAACCAAAACGAAAT